TCGCAAACTCAGTCTCGTTGAATCCGTCCTCGTACTCTTTGCTGCCGCCGACATAACCGTAGAGGTCAATTTTCACTGTCGGCAACTTTGCCGAGTTTTCGATTTTCCAATGGAATTCCTGTTTTTGATCAGTTGTTTTCAGATTCATCATCCTCTTCAACCTCCTTTGTTTCGATTGTTGTGTGTTGTGTGAGACCGGCGTCCTTCATCATTGCCTCCTCGTGTTTCCGGATTGCGACGATGTTCTCGAACTTCATGCCGGTAAGCTCTGCGGCCTCTCTTTCACGGGTGCTAAAGCCTTCTTCAACTCTGATCTTGGCTGCATTAACTTCTTTCAGCGGATCGAGCTGACCTTGTGCATCCCCGTACCACTCCGAACCGCACCATGCAGCTCGAATCAAGGGATCATCAAAAAATCCCGGAGCATCAATTCGGCCCTTAAGAACGGCCTCGGTAAGCCATGCTTCGTAAACAGGTTTACAGAAAGACGAGGAAATCCAATCCCGCCTCATGCGGAACATCTTCCAAGCTTCCAAAAGAGCGGCTCTGGACGCGCTGTAGGACGAATCGAAGTTTTTAACAAGCAGCTCGTACGGAATTTCAAGCGCGGAACCGATCTGCCGACAGACTGCCTGAACAAAGGTTTCAAATCCTGAAACAGGACGCTTCGGATCGGCAAATTGCGCCTGTTCTCCATCCTCCAGCATTACGACGGTTCCGGACCCCAATGTGTAGTCTGGTTCCGGCAAATTTTTAGGAGGATTGACCCCGGGGACCGAATTAACACCACCCAATCCGTAAGCTATCTGTTCAGCAGGAGATTTAGTCGTGATGAACACGGTAAACATCGAGCTCACCAGAGCGGCAGTCAATTCTGCATCCGAATATCTCGAGAGCTGTTTCATTGATTCAAGCACAGGCGCGAGCAGTGGAACTCCTCGACGTTGTGCCGGGCGCTCAACGTCGCACATCACGTGTAAAACGTTTTTGCGCCCTGTTCGCTCTCCGATTGCCGGTACTCTTGTCCATTTATTAACCGCCGTTTCGAGCGACCTGCCCGGGGAGTTTGGGTTTTTATTGCAAATCCAATACGCAACAGTTTCGCCAAACTTCCCGCACTCAATACCACCGACAATATTCAGATTAGGTTTTGCAGGATTCTGAGGATTACAAACTCGGTCAGCCTCAATCAAGCCAACTTTTAAGTCATAGACACTTCCAGGCGTCCGAATAACCGGAAGCACTACAAAAACATCACCGTTGACCAATGCAGACATCAAAACGAGTGACTGCAGTTGGTAGAACGTCTGTTTTCGCTCTGCGTCGCAGTTCGTGTTTTCAGACCAAAGGCGCCATTCGCGCTCTGTGTTCTCCTCCCACTGGCGAGCCTCTTCCTCTGTCATGCCCAAAAATTTCGCGTCAATCTGCGCGTTGAGCATCAGTCCCGAGCCGATGATATTGGTTCTCAGCGTCTTAATCGCACCGGTCGCCAGAGGCGAGCCCATATATAGGTCACGGGACCGCTCCCGGAGCGTCTCAATATTTTCAACGATGTCGGAGTCGGCATCCTTTCCGCCGGTTATCCAGCGGGAAAGAGACTTTTTGACGATCGATGCTCCATGAAGACCGTAACCTCCGCCGTTCTGCAGCGCATTCAGGACTTCGAGTTTGTTTCGGGCAACTTGTCTGGTGAGAGCGGCCTGGGGAGCAAGGAATTGAATGGTCTTTTCAAAAGCGTTCATGTCCGCTCCTTAAAAATCAACGGGCGTGACACGAAAACTTCGCATCCGCCCGCCCTGTCCTGATTCGAGTTTGGCAATCTCGTTTCGCCAGTACTCAATTCGCTTCGCAATATCTGAGAGACTCGCTCGCGTAAGACTGTGTGTTCCGATACGGTAGCTTTGGCCGGTAGATACCGCCTTCTCCGCCTCGAGCCACATTTTTAAATTCGTCCTGGCTTCTTCTAAGGTAATCCAGCTCATAAAGTGATTCCCTTTCCGACAACGCCTCTGCGCCGACGGGGTTGTTGTATTGCTTGCGGCATGCCTCTAAGAGCAGCCTCAATTTGTTCAAAGTTCGGAGTCAGCAGCTCCATGGCGGCTCTGGCGTAAACGGCACAGTCAAGCGCCTCATTGCGCTCGCGGATTTTTACCCAACCGCTTTTTTGTTTGCCTTTCTCGTACTTCGTCTCAAAAACTTCTGCTGTAAGCTGCTTGAAAAAGTTTTCTCCGAAGCCGCTCTCTGATTGCATCGGGTAATGCACAAATCCGGGGCCTTCTTCAGCAATATCCAGAGCATTCGTGACGGCGATTTTCCCGGAATCCACGCCCAGACTGAATAGCGTTGCGCCGACAATGTTCTGTCTGGACGGAACTCCTATGAAGGGAACTCCTACGCCGCCTCGGCCCTTAATTGAAAAGACCCGGAATCGCTCCCGGGCCTTTGTGTATTCGTAAACCTCCTTGCTGTAGGTTCCATCGCCTGAGTCCACAAACGTGCACGCTACCGTTATGCGGGTTCCGAACGAGAGGGACTGCTGCATCGTCAAAATTCCGTCTAACTGCTGCCATGGTCCGGGTGTATCAGGGCTCCCGGGAATAATGTAATGACGTATTCCCCAGCATTCTCGAGCTCGGCCCCAGCCGTAAACCGTGCATTCAAGTCGATCATGCTGGACGTCGACGCCGGCCGTGAGAAGCAGAACTCCGTCCGGAAGAACTCCGGTCTCCGGATAGTATTCTCGGCGCCTCAATAGGTATTCCCATTTATCGGCATCGGCCTCGAACTGTTCCCAGGGCTCGCCAAGTTTCAGGTTAATGAACTCCATCAGGCCCGCTTTGTCTTTCCGGTGATTGATCTCAACCCAATCCTTAACCAAGTCGACGAGGTTGACCCAAGGAGAATTCAATGCGTTGATGTGATAACTGCGAAACCGTCCCTGTGGGTTTCTGACCTCCCAGCGCCCGGATTGAAGTATGTCCGGATTGATCTTGCGGGGGCCGCGGATTTTTGCTCCGCAGTGCGGGCAGAAAAGACCAACGGAACTCTCAATCACGTTCCCCTTGTCATCGGACTCCCAATGAACGTTCTCCCATTTGAGCTCGTTGTACTGACAACATTCAGGGCATCGGACAACAAATTCTCGTTGATCTCCGGCTAAAAATTCGTTGTGAATTTTGGAATACCCGACAACGGTCGGCGTGGAGACCATTAAGAGTTTTCTGTTTCCGAAGTTCTGGGTTCGCTGTACTGCAAGTTTCAGAGGATCGCCTTCCTTGCCGGCACTTTCCGGATAGCGGTCCACCTCATCCGCTAAGAGAATGCGGATCGGACGAGAGGCCAGACCGGCCGGAGAATTGGCACCGACCAACGCGAGAAAACCGCCCGGATAGTGCTTCATGAGAATCGTTGTGGACGATTTTTTCTCAGTTCCGCGGCCCTCCTTGCCCTCAATCAGTTTCCCGGCTAATCCCGGAGAATCTCTGAACATCGGAGCAATTCGTTCCTTTGAAAATGCCTGTGCCATTTCAACCGTCGGCTGAAGCATTAACTGAGGAGAGGGTTCTTGGTCTGCGTAATAACCTAAAACATTAAGGAGAAGTTCACTTTTTCCTAATTGACTGGCACACATTAAGACGACTTTTTCCGTCGTCTTATCGGTAGCTGCGTCCAGTGGTTCCTGTAAATACGGAGTCCTGTAGGTTCTCCAAGGCCCCGGTTCTGCGGTTGTACCCAGCGAGATGAACCTTTTTGCGTCGGCCCACTCGCTTCCAGTCAATCGAGAAACCGGACGGCAGAATTTCAAAAATTCATTTAGCCAGTGCATAGCGATTCATTAAAAAGTAGAACAGTCAAAGTTGAAGGTTTTGCGATTGCGAGGCGATGGTAGTAAGTTAGATTCATTATTTTTTTTCATGCCCGAAAAATGTCTGAATCCAACACTTCACCCGACGTTGTTAACGTACTTACTTCGCACGACAAAAAAATTGTGTTGCGAATCTACGCTTACCGAAGGCTAACTGCCTTGGAAATGCGTTTTTGTTTAGCCGAGTATCTACGGTCTCATCGGCTGAGGAAAATCCCAGCAAAGGGAGAAGCTGAAATGCATACAATCATTGGACTTGACGAACGATAAACCTCGCCGATTTTTTCAATAGTTCAGAAATTTCTTCGTTCGAAAGCCTCGACCTAAGATATTTAACCGGCAAGTTCAGGGCTATTTCGTCTTCAGAAATCGAGCAAAGGATAGAACTATCCAAATCGTCAGGATGTTTTTCGTCCATTGGGACTAAGAATCCCTCAGTACCGGTTTTAAAATTTTTTTCTGCCATAACATTCTCACTTAACCAGGCTGTACGAAAACGCAAGAATCAACAAAAGAAGCGCAATTAAAAGACTCCATCTGAGGCAAAAGAACCATTTCGGATAACGCTGGCGGTAACTCATGTCCAACTCTCCCTATCCGAATGTGAATCGGTAGGCATAAACGAGCGCAATCCAAGCTCCGCAAAACAGGATGACTACCAACAACCACCTGGCAATTTCTGCCGCGAGGCACAATTTTGTTTCCCTAAGTGACATTTTTAAGACCAGCCTGCACAAGTGTTTTGTTAAAATAACTTTCATGGTCGATGCCTTACTTAACTAATCGACTATCAAAAAACCCCGCTCAGCGCCTAACTGAACGGGGTTCATTTTTTTTCGGTTTGTCTACTGCTCAACGAATTTAGATTCATTTAGCGACTGGAGCACTTCATCAATCGCATGATCCAGGACGCCCTCGATTTCTCTTTGTGTTCTTCCTTCAAGCTGTCCGGCGTAACGAATCGGAATCGTCAGCAATTTCTCCCGGACAAGTGAGGCAACTCTTCGAGCGTCTGCTAAAACTTCTTCTTTCGGAATGAAATTCCCTTTTTTTGCCTCCAGTTCAATCGCCTTCAATTCCATTTCGGCGGTTTTCACTCTGGCAGTAACTTGCTTTTCGAGTAAACGGGCAACAGAAAATGCGTGAGCAACCTCGACGGGGTTTTTTAAATTTACGCCTTCGAGCCCGATTTCTTTCGGATCAATATCGGTTGAAATTTTTTCTGCTTCTTTTGCAGTTTTTGCCAAATTTCCAACCATTTTTTTGAAGGCGTCTAAACCTTCTTCAACGGGAACTGTGCCATCGTCTGCAACGGGCAGTGTTCCATCCTTGATTCTGCGACGAACCCAAGTGTGGTTTTTACCGCACAACCTAGCAAATTCGCGGATCGAGACTGTTTCAACGTTTTTTTTCATGACGGCCCTTTAGATTTTTATATCTATGAACTTTTGGGACGCGTTCCGCATTGTGAAAATCCTCATATCTACACCGAAATCGGGACTGGCAGTACCCGCAGGGGTGAATTTTTGCTCGGGAGGACCCGAGGAGAAAGCGGAATTGAATTGACCCCGTGAGTAATAGTGTTTTAAGAAGAGCAAAGAAAACCTATTCGCAGGCCGTTAAACGCACAAGGCCGACAACCTTGCGGCTGCCGGCCTATCGCCTTTTGGCTACGATCGTGTGCGGATCATCCACAACAAGACTACTATGACCAGAACGGTGTCAATCTTTAAATCACCATTCCATATCACAACGAGTTGTGGCATAATCTTCCACGAGGTAAGAAATGTGGTTACCATCTCATTCCTCATAAATCAGACGCAGCCCGTGTTCCAGCACGGGCTTTGTCGTTTCTGATCCCTATCGC